TGTAGTTTCGTGTGCGTCAGCAGTTGCCCCCTCAAACACAATACTAGAGTCAGTTAATGTTAGTGTTGTTGCAGTTAAATTTGTAATTGTTGGTGTATTAATCGTAGGACTTGTTAAAGTCTTATTTGTTAATGTTTGTGTAGCAGCTAATCCTGCAAAACTTTCAGATTGTAAAGCAGTATTAAATTCTGCCAAACTACCTGTTATTGTGTTAGTCGCTAAATCAATTGATTTGTTTGTAAGAGTATCAGTTGTTGCCTTACCAACTAATGTATCAGTAGCCGCTGGCAAAGTAACTGTAACATTACCTGAATATGCCGAGTGAGCTGCTGATTGTAAAGCTGTGTAATGTGCGTTAGAACTTTCACAATATAATCTAATTGCTGAAGCAGTACCATCATTTTTAATTTCAATTAAACCAGTTGCTAAATTAATTCTATCATTACCAGCAATTTTAATGTTAATTGTATCATCTGTATCAGCTGTAATAGATGTATCAGCGTCTGCGTCTAATTTTAACTCTGTGCCATTCATATCAAGGCCGTTAAATACGGCATTGGCGTCAAAGTCAATTGTTAGTGTATCACCTGATAGTGAAGTTGCTAAACCTGTACCACCTGTAATTTTTAAAGTTTCAGTTAATAGATTGATTGATGTTGATGTGGAACTTTCATCAACTAAAGTAAGTGTCGTTGCTGGAGCGGCAAACGATAACCCACCTGAACCGTCTGTTGTTAATACATGGCCATCTGAACCATCTGCACCAGGTAAAGTCATTGCAAAGTTACTTGCTACACTATTAGGAGACTTTAATGAAACGAAATGAGAACCGTTATTTGTTCCTTCGTTAAATTTAAGTGTACCACCAACTGTTGCCGAGTTACCTATATTTAATGTATCTATTGCTGAATTTGAGTCTGCTGTTAAAGCTGAACTTGCTGTAAGTGTACCATCTACATGGTCTAATTTATCTGCGAAGTATTGACCGCCAATAACTGTAACATTATTTGCGTCACCGTTTCCATCTACGCCACCTTCACCAACAAATAATCTATCTCCTAGGTTTGCTTGAGTACCTGTACCAAAAGTATAGGCTAACTCTCCTAGTTTAAGCGTTGAAGGAGCGGAAGTATTCGAACTTCGTTTTATCTGAATTACTGTTGACATCTATTTGCTCCTAAAAATTGCCACCGTTAAACACTAATGTTCCTGTAGTAGTATCTAACTCGTTTTTTGTTTTAAATTTATCAGAGGAAGCGTCATATTGAAGTAATGCACCGTCACTTAGGCTACTCGAATCAACATCTGTAAGATTTCTCAATCTATTGACATTCTCAACACTAACATTTGTACTCGGTACTTGTACAGATACTTGTTGTGGACCAGAAGATGTTGAAGATTGAATATTCGCTCTTACACCACCAGTCTGATTAATTCTAGCCTTAACCATTAGGTTCCTCTCTCTTTGTAATATTTATAACGAAAAGACTCTACGGAAAAAACAATTATACTTTAGGATTGACGGTAATTACGCCTTCAATTACTCTAGTAACTGTACTTGATGAGGTTTGTGTTATATAAACATCATACACATATCTTGATGGAGCGTCTAAAGCTCCTGTTTGTGTATCGTTTAATGATAATGTTATTACGCCAGTTGTTGTATCGGCAGCTATTGATACTGTAAATGATACATTTGAACTTGCGCCATAACTCTTTGCAAGTCTAGCTTCAGCAGTATAACCCGCTAGGTCTACTGCGTTGCCGTCAGAATTAGTCACAGTTACATCTGAACTGAAACTAGCGCCTTGGTCTATTCTAAGATTTGCTACCGCTGCCATTGAATTGTTTTACACCTTCTTGTATTTTATTGTTATAGTGTGCTGTTAACACATCTATTTTTTCCAATTCAATTTCATGTCTGACTTTAGATTGTTGTATTTCTTGTCTAGCCGCTATTGTATTTCTTAACTCTAATGGCAAGGTGTCAATATCGTAATCTTTTCCGTCTATTGATATAACATTTTTTGGTTCTTCACTCATATTATTCCTATATTTATAAACTATTTATCCGTTTTCATTCAATCTTTTTGAAACTGTTTCGTGGTCCTCTAAAACTTTCCAAGTAGAACCATGATAACTATGAATTGATGTACCAATATCATCTTCAGCTGGATAAGCTGATAATATCGTATCAATATTTATGGTTATTGGTCTACCTAGATATGGTTGAGGTACATTATCACCCTCAATAATACTACCATTTGTAAATGTTTTAAATCTACCTTTTGATTTAGTAATCTTTAATGGTTTTAAATCGTTAAAATCAACATCACTCATATTTAAACTCCTTCAGTTTTAAGTAATCTATTTTGCTAGCTTCTGAAAATAACTCTGCGTCAACATGAAAATTAAAAGATACAGAATATCTTGTTATGTCTGAAATATTATTGTTTATAGAATGATACAAATGAGATGGAAATAATAGTATTTTACCGTCTTCAGGTGTTATATTGTAAACATCACAATTATGATTATCAAATTTTTCAAACGGCACATTTGTGCTTGAATGAAATATATTTGTATAACCCATTGGTTTATGAAAGCAAATATCTCCAGAATTTTTTTTTGTTTGTATGTAATAGACACCACTCAATAAACTGTTTGCGTGAATATGAGATTGACCCCAATCATCACTTTGGTGTCTTACAGCCCAGCTGTTTTGCATATAAAATTTAATATGCTTTTTTACATTTAAATATTTTTTAGTATATACATCTAAATGATTATTAATTTTTTCTTTTAGATTTTTGTATTTTGTGTCGTGCAATAGATATTTGTTTTTTGTATAATCACCATTACCAGAGAACATTCTCTCGTAGTTTTCTTCTAATATATTTTTTTTATCATCTTCATTTATTTCTATATCGCCTGTATATACAGAAATAGGAAATAATTGAATTATCTTTGCTTCACTCACTATAGGTTACCTTTTATGTCACCACTTGGTTCTGTATAATAAAAGTGAGTTATTGTCCATCTGCCATGACCAAAAGGTAAAGTTTCATCTTTCATTTTAATTGGTGTAACTCTATGTAAATATGGGCAAGGAAATAAGATAGCTCTATTGTGTTTACATTTTACTTCGACACCTGGTTCATCTAAAACAAAATCACCACCCTCAAATGCTTTAGGTTCTTTATAAAACCAAACTAAATGTGTCCAAGCAAAAGAATCAAAATGTGCGTCATAGTAATCATTACTTTCATAATAAGAAATTAGGTTTGTATTTTTATTTGAAACTGTAAAACTTCTATAATACGGAGCACAAAACTCAATTAAGTCACGAAATTTTTGGTCTCTTACTTTATATAACATTCTTTCAATAGGCATTCTATCATAATTATCATCATGGTAAAAATTATTAGTATACCATCTGTAAGAGTGTCCTTTTGCCGTGCCATCTTTATCTCTAGCAACAATTGTATCTTCAGCTCTATGAATATCAGGCATATTTTTAAAGAGCTCTAATTCAGCCCAAACTGCTTTTTCTTCGTCAGGATTATACCAATTATCTACGACTATAAAAGGGTATGTAGGATTTTTATCGAACTTTTTAACAATCCAATTCTGTTCAATTTCTACGCCGTCTGCATTTGTTAATTTTATTGACATTATATACCTTTCAAAATACTAATCTATAATATACTTTTTATCAGAGTCTAAATTAATCTCTGTAACATTACTTTCTTCTTCTGGTACAGGATTACTTTTTTTGTTTTCATAATCAATATAAGTATCTTCCATACCTAAAAAAGGTCTACCATCAAACATTATATTATATTGTCCTTCTTTTTCATTGTAGTGCATGAAAAGTTGAGCATGATTATTACCCCATAGTGGTTCTCTCCAATGTTCAACAATATCACCTCTGTAAATTAACATATCGCCAGGTTTCATGTGAATAGGCATACCATTTGTGCCCTCTGCACCATCTTTAGGTCCTACAAACATTGGCCAATCCCAATCAGGATATTTACTTGCGTCAACATTTGAGTTGTCATAACCAATACAAAGCGTTGTAGATATTTCACAACTTGGTCTATCTTTATGTCTTTTTAATTCTGTACCTTGTGTGTATAATCTATGATATGAATAAGTTGGTATTAATTCTTTACCAGTTAACTCACACATTTTTTCTAGTGATAAACTTAATAGTGTATCAAATATAGGGTCACCGTATTTACTAAAATCACCAGGTGCTTGAGTGTCGTTAAAAGTACCATGTTGGCCTTCAGTTGTTGGTAAACCTTCGTCTTCCATATATGCAAGTCTAGCTGACTCAAGTTGAATATGATGATATAACAAATTTGTCATATCTTCTTTTAAAAATTTTTCAATTTTTACCCAACCATTTTCTTCAAAAAATTTAGCTGCTGGATGAACAGCTGCAGGATTTAATCCAGGCTGACCTTTTAACAATGACATTGCTTTTTCTTGCTCTGCCTCTGTTAAACTTTCCCAATTTGAAATTTGTTTATTCATAATAACTCCTATCTATTTAAATGGTTTTCCTAATGCCCATAATACTAATGAATATCTTGTTCCTTTTGTAACAGGTGTAACTTGATGGTAAATGTAAGAAGGAAATATAATTATAGAACCTTGAGGTCTAATTTCTTCACACTCATGGAATCTTTTTCATCGAGCATGAGGACCAAAATCAAATTTTAAATTTCCACCCTCATATTCACCTGGCTTATTTAGGTTGATAGTCATAGACAGCTTTCTTATCTTACCTACAAAATTTGAATTCTCTGTAAAGCCATGAGGGAATCTACCTTTTTCAGTTTTTTTATGTACACCTGGTATAAATCTTTTATATTTGCCAGGATGGTCGCTGTCACCATCAGCGTGCCAGCCATAAAATTGGTTTTTACCATATTTTGTAAATTGAAAAGACTCTGCACTATCAAAATCATATTCCCAACCTGACAATTTATTTGCTTTTTGTAAATATGGCCA